GTGAAAAGAAAGATATATAAAAGCAAAGTGGGAAACCACTCTATAAATAAAATATGTTTAGAAATTTAGATGCATAACCAAAAATTCATTAAAACCAAGATAAAGGTAGCCATGTTTCAAAAATTGACACACTAACTTATAATCTAGACAGAGCCGCGGTGCAAAAGCACGGGTAGTAATCTGATTAATAATTTCTCTAAAGAGAAATAGTCAGTATGTATATAAGAAGACAGCGTTTAGCTGGATTTTAACAATATAAAGATTATAAGTGTGTGACAATAAGTAAAACTAAAAGGAAAACTAATGGATATAAATATGCGTTAGGGAAAAATAAATAAGTGAAAAATTGTCTATGGAGCCCATCGATCTGGAGCTGGGGCAGATGTGCCTGCAGCTGAAATCACCCCCTTAAGTTCTGGAACCGTCATAAAGACGCCAAAATGGAACTCATCTGCAAGTGAAGCCCACACGTGTTGATCATGTGTGATACCTTCTGCGGTAAACTCGAATGGGGTCTTTACGGCCATAATTAGCCATTTATCCCCATCGAAGCAATTATCGAAGGTGGATTCACTTTCGTATGGAAAAGTTACCAGATTGGTAGGGTAGTGAGTGTGAAAATCACACTGGAACTCCGCAGTTTGTCCTAGTTCAATGATGGTCCATGGAACAGAATTAGACTGCTTTGTTTCGGAAATTGGTAGTGAGATTCCGAAATCTCGTATCTTGCCCGCATCAAGGTCACCATCATGTACATAGTACGCAAACATGGGATTTAAGCCTTTGACATGTTCTAGTTGGTCAGATTGACCTCTGATTTGGGGTGTAATTTTAAAATTAATTCCTCCTCTCCAATTACGGAAGAGAGTTGAGAAATAGCCAACTATGTTAGGCCACTGTTGTAACGGTGGAATTCGAACATAATTAACTTGCCATTCATTTTTGTCAACATCAGCAGTGGGAAAGCTTACACGAAGCAATGGAGCGTAGCGTTTGTAAGCATCGCGCATTGTTGTGTATGACTCACCAAAGTGAGAGACAGCTGGATCATGAACTGGTTTGCAACCGGGGGCCAATGCGGTTGCAGTTGTAGGCTTGACGTTAGTGGGATCTGGAATGACCATAACGGTTGAAGAGTCTGCTGATTGTGGCATGACTGCTCGATACGCCTTAAATGAGGTGCCACCACTGACTGGAATCTTAAACATAGAGTCTTGAATGGAGGCAAAGAGCTTGAGGCCAACCTGTGTTGGTCCACCAGCTACGGCTTTCATTTGTGAAATGACTTTGATAACAACTTGTCCTATAGACTCCTTGTTGATTAAATCAATATAATCTTGGTAGTATACGAAGGGAATATTGAGTTCAGCAACAGTAGCCTGGGATGGTTGTATGATAACATGTTGCATTTCACAAAGCTGTGCAACGGTGAACTTGGTGGAATCAAAAATGTCTTTGCTACGCTGAGTTGGAACGAAAGCAACAACGACGGCACCTTGAGTGTAGCGGGAGGCTGGTCCTTGCACATGGAGTTTAACGTTCATACATCTCCAGTACTTGAACCTAGTGAAGGGAACGGCAGAAATATCGTTTTGGAGTAGATCTTCAGGGACATCCAAAACATCAACAACTGTACCAACGGCATCTGTAAGATTCCATACGGCGGTCTTAATGAAGTTGTTTCTGTCGAGCATTTTCGCTAGAGTCCAGGATTGTTCTGAAAGATCAATCTGCGCACGAGTGTTAGCGCGAGACGCATTGACGATAGGTTTGTAAACTTGTACGGGGGCTTCTTGTTCAGCAAGAACAACACCCTCATTGTTAGTAGCAACAAGTTCAGCCTGGTCAAGATTTTGTTCTTCAGAAGCACCCGCGCTAGAATCATCAGAAAAGGGCGTAACCTTCTTAGGTTTCTGGCGTCTTCGAGTTTCAATGACTTCGATGCTTGAATCACTATCTGTATCATCTTTGATAGCAAGTTTTGATGTTTGCAAAAGAGTCTCTGCAAAGTAAGCGGGCACGTAGCCATTACCAAACATGGTCATCTTGGCGACCTGAAAATCAGGTGCAGCACCAATAAAAATGAGTATGTCGATGTTATTGACGACGGTGGATGGCATCTTGAGTGGTGCATCAACTCGCAGTGTTAGAGAACCATTGTAATAGTCATTAGAATCATAGAAATTGTCTTGACGAACAGATTTTAGTGGTTCACCCCTCCAAACGCGTCTCCAAGGTGTTGAAGACTCGTAAGGAACTAGAACTCGTGTAGCATTGCCTGCATTTCTTAGGGCAACCGAGGTCATGTATTGGGATGAAGCAGCAGCTAAGCCAGATGGTGGATTTATGATGCCAGGATGGGACATGACAGAAAACCTACCCTCATGGAAAGCGGTGGAAATTGGAATGAAGGTGTACTCAATACCTCCTCTATAGAATTCATGCCTGTTGGCAAGATAAGTAAAACGTGTTGGTTGGAATGGTTTTGGGAAAGGTTGTGTGTTTTCACCAAATGGTCCAACCAAGAATGTTTGCAAAATCTGGCCTTCGGGCATTGTTGAATCCCAGTTGACTGAGCCTACGTATGTTCGGCCCTTGAGGAAGTCCTTGTACAACTCTTGTGTGGAGCCTTCACCAAAATGTTCAGTGTCACAGACCACTTGGGAGTCAGGATGGAGAACATGTTTGTCGATGTTTTCAATGTTGTCAGCATGGTTGAGGTACTGACGTGTTTTCAGGATAATAGGTCCAGGATTTATTGCAGTAACAGGTTTATCTAAAGAACCGAGTAGCATGTCGCCAATGGCGGCAGCTGGCTCGACCCAGTTTGTAACTAGTTTTTGCAACGTACCAGAGATCGGTGTTGTGCCTGATTGTGGTGAAACACATCGATAGGTGGAAGGGCCACCAGTTATTGTTGGTGGATTGATGACGATTATTTCAGAGTCGTCGGAGCCATAAATAGCTTCATATGGATCGTTGGATTGTGGAGTGACGGAAGCGTAATCGGGATGTATGGTTGGGCGAGGAACTGCAACATTATCATTTGAAAATAGCTGAGTGTTTGTATGTTCCAACTTCTCGTTGAACGGTATGAAGTGACGGTGTTGGCGAGTAAATCCGAAATCGTTGTGTGGGTCAGATACTGTCCCGTCATTATAGAATGACTGCTGTAGCTCGTAGAAATCTACTAGGTTGTAATGTGGTCGTAAACTTAGAATTTTGACACGAAGTGTGTTAAAATAGGTCGCACCATAGAAAAATGCATTGCGTAGAACGCAGTTGCAATTGTCCTGGGTGGCCAGCTCATGATCGTCGCATTTACGAATCCAGTTAATAGTTTCGAGATTAGCAGACTGTTCCATTAGAGGGACGTACATGCCTCCCATAGTGCCTGTTGTGTTCTTAAGGAACGAGGCATCCATGAGGTTGATGTGCTCAGGTGCGGTGGCTTCTTTGGTAGCGGAGGAGTAGCCTATTCCTCGATTGACAAAGAAAGCTTGAACACGTGAAAATGTGATGTAAGGCGCAAGAAAATATATAACGGAAATAATGTGGTCATCTCCATAAATTTTTGTGCGAACGTTTTCACGGTAGCTTTCCATGGATGCGTATATTGGTGGAACTAGGTCCAAGTAAGCCATACGCATGTAAACTTCTGCTACAAATGTGTTGATAAGTGATGTTTCATCACCGCCGGAAGAGTTTCCTCCCGCTGTCGAATAGACTATGTTTTCAAACTGTTGTTGACAAAATGGTATTTCGTCGAAGATAACTCGGCGCGCAAGCGCGTAGCCATCTTTATAGTAAGAGTTAACAAGGTCAGCATAGCGGAGGATAACTTGGGC